CATGGTGTAAAAAATTAGCGAGGCGTCTTCACTTGCTCCCGTTACATCGGTCATTTTCGCGGCAATCCCCGCAACCGTCTCATCATTCGAGGCGCTCGTTTCCTGGATAAACTTTAAGCCTACCCCGATGCCTGTGCCTGGGGTGCCAGTTGTCTCATGCGTTAAAATGGACGACCACGCAACCTCATCCGTCAAAACGCTATACGTGATCGGGTTGGTCGTTGCCAATGATAAGCGTAGCGTTTTCCCTGTACTGTCGTACGCGGAATTTAAGATTTGTTCTATCGTTAGCGACTCCGCGCCTCCCGCAAAACCCATCGTAAACAGGATGAATCCTGTAATGATTTTTTTCATGGTTTTCCTCCTTATATGTCATCATTGTAAGCAGTGCTGGCGTCCTCGTCAGCCTCCGCCGAATAAATGGACTCTGAACTGGCCGTCACTATTTCCGTACCCGCCTCATAATCTGATACCCCTGGCAAACTCAGCAATCCGTCACGCATCTCATTTAGCATATCAATTGCTATCTCATAATTCAATTTGACGATTTCATTGACCGCGTTCGCGCCGGTCGCTAAATAATAAATCGTCAGATCGTCGGAGAGATTTCTGAGCGCATCGGGTACGGTTACATCTGTCCAGTCATTACATTGCGCCCCAAAGCGAGTTTCCAAACGCATCAAAATTTGTTGCTTCGCGTAAATAAGCGCCTGCGTCAGCGTCTCCGGGTCAAGTTCCCCATCCCGGTCTTTATCACCATACATGTTAATACGAGAGGCACTGAGCTTATTTTTGATCGTTGTCTCGCTTGAGTAATATGCGCTCATAATCTCCCTCGGTTAGAGCGTTTGCAAAAGATACCCGCTTTTTTGCGCATAGACTTTTTCTTGTGCGAAATAGCCGCACATCACAATTTCGCCGCCAAGATAGGATGTCGTTTCCTGGACGGTCTTGACGCCCCACCCACGATAATTGGGGATCGCTTCGCCTTCTAAAACTAATGTCGTCAAGAAGGGGGCGTTCATATCCCCGCCACCCGGCAAGCCTTGAGTATGACAAATCGTCAGATAGTCTTGCCAGATATAATCCAATGTCAGGGTGTCGGCTTGCGGAGTGGTATTGTATTTGGCCTTACCGATCAGAATATTCTCCCGGCCGAAATAGTTTCGTAGAAAATCCACGCCGACCCGTGGGTTCAAAACGTTAATATTCGCGCCGTTTGCAGTTGCGCTTCCAGTGACAGCCGGATGGCTTTGGAGAGTGCGCCAGACGTTGTTGCCCATAACATAGGTTTCGCCGTCACTTAGGAGCGTGTCTTCTCCATTTGCGCAATCGCCAATCAAATCGGCGGCCGGATCGCTCCATAACGGGGAAGCTGTCGCTGAAAATCCGGCGGCATATGTGCCTGTGGCTTGCGCTAATGCCGCAACCGTGATCTCCCGGTCAAGCGAGAGCAGGTAAGTCATCAATTTGACGACGAAATTCCGCCATTCTTGAACGCTTCCATATTGCCGTTCGGCCTGTGATCGTTCGGCATTGCTGAGATAACAGGATAAGGCCCGCCCCGTCAGATCGTACTCTTCCAGGGTGGATTTTGTCATGATCTTGCCAGGAGCTTCATCCGGGCCAGTCAAGACTTTCGGCCGGTCAAACATGAGACGCTCGTCATATTTGCGGTATTGCCCCTTGAGTTCACGGACGTTGCGAAACGGCGCAACCATGTCGGCAATAAATACTGCCAAACTTTGCTGGTATGCATACGCCATTTGGCTTTCGAGCGGCCGATAAATTTGGTTGGCCGCAAACTCCGAAATCTGACTTGCCGGAATATCCCAACGAATCTGCCCCACCCCTAATTGCATCTCTTGGGGAATGTTGGCTTGCAATAATTCCTTATTCATAGTTTTCTCACCTCCCCTTACGCCAGAAGCGCGTGGTTAATAAAATCGAAGCGTCCATAGCAATACTCGCCAGTCTCCGCCACGTCAATGGCGTAGCCAAACACCCGATCACCGGAAATCGCCGTGCGCATATTGCCAGGCGTCGCGTTATCTGGGCAAAGCGGATCGCCTTTGGCGATGCTTCCCGTCGCGACAAATTGCAAATCGCCGCGCACGATATACTGCGCTTGATCGCCGCTGGCGTAAGAATCATAGGCTAATCCCAATGCAATATCCGTGTCAGCCGTGCATTTGACGAGATACCCCGCCGATTCCTTTACGCAAAATCGCCGTTTGGCAATCGCCTCAGACGTGACGCCCGACCGGATATCTGAGTTGACAAACTTCTCGACGCCCTGAAATGTTGTAATGTGCGCCATAATTATTTCCCTCCTTTGCCCGTCAGGGCATCCCCGTAACGTTTTGATGCCATATTCATCGCAAGCAGAAAGATTTCATTTCTGTCATTGGGATTTTGCGCCTCACTTTTGGCCACTTCCCAAAACTCCATTACTCGGCGTTGCGTTGCATCATCTGACGACTCCTGTTTGTCGGGAATCGTATGTGCTTGCGCCGCAAATTCCCCAATCGGTACGGTCAATGCCGCCTGATTCTTGAGCAGAAACTCCACTAAGTTTTTCACGCCTTCGCGGGCCGTACTTTGTTGCCCGGCCATAAATTCCTTGACCGTCTGATTATCAGAGGCCAAGAGCAACGGTTTGACCTGAGCAATGACAGCCGGACTTGCGTGCAAATCATTCGCCAAATGCGCGCAAAACATTTCGACTTCCTGCATTTCACGCTTGCCGATTTCGATTGCCAGGCGCGCCCGCAATTCATTTTTTTCCTGTTCATCTTTTCCCGCTCGGTCCCTCATTTCGGCCTTGAGTGCCGTAAACTCTTCAACCGAGACCGCAGAACTTGGTTGCTTGGTATCTTCTGTCATAATAGGATCCTCCTCTATGTACGAGTACATTGTAATTATGCCCTCAGCATTGGCGGCGTACTCAACCGCTAAATAGGGGCTTTGCCCTCCGACGGCCGGCGGAATATCCGGGGGCAGGAAGGCAATGCTGCGAATCACATCATAATATTTTTGGCCGTTGACCATCAATTCGTTGATTAACTCGACCGAGCGAAACGGGAACCGTTCCCGAATGAAATCCACAATTTCCTGTTTAACATTTTTGATTGTCGCGACAACCCATGCGCCCCGCCGCTTGAATTCTATTTGCGCGTCCCTGACCGCATCACGGAGCGTCTCTGGCAGGAAACGTTGATGCGCAAAGTTAATCAGTCCAGGGATCGGCTTGCCCAGAGTATTGATATTGTTGCCGGGATATGTCCCTGTCGCGATACTCTCCATAATATAAGGGAGACAGGCGTTCGAATGGGCAATCATACGATCAATCCGCGCCTCGTCAAACGTGACTCTGTTATGTGTCCCTGGCCGAAAGATTTCTACTTCGTGAATTGTTGCCATGCTTATTTCTTTTTCGCGATCGCGCGGTTCCGAATGGCCGCCGAAATTGCCGCCTTTCGTTTACTTTTCGCAGTCGCGACAACTTTTCCGGTATGTTTCTCTATAATTTTTTTCCCAACAGCTTTGACTGGCATAGTATTCCTTATTTTTTGATGCGGTAATACCCTTTGTGCAATCTGATTGCATTACCGGATGATGTATTGGCTACATATAGACAGATCTCATCATTGGTGGCGATAGGTAATAAAGCTTGTGGAATTAAGTCAATCGGCTTGGTTGCAGAATCAATCGAAGCCGTTGCTTCGCTGCCATGCCTTTCGATTGTTTCGTAACTATTCGTGCCGCTCCCATCATCTGCAAAAAGAATAGCGGCACCGCCATCTGTATATGCCAATTGAAAAGAATCCGTTGATTTGTTTACAACGAAATAGACAACTGCTTTAGATAGGGCTGCCGGAAGTGTCCCTGCTGAATTTTTAAATATAATGGTATCCCCATTGACGCGGGGAGTTGCTGTCTCATTGACGACATCCGTACCATTAGTAAAGGTGACAGTACGTTGTCCTGCGCTACGTTCAATAACAATCCATTCACTGATGAGAATCTGATTAGTCCCAGAATCCGGTGATAGATGCAGATTCGCATCACCAGAAACGACTGTCGTGGCATAACCTACATAGGTCGCAATCCCAGTGACCGTGGTAGTAATTCGTTCGGTTTCGTCGAATGTCCAGCCGCTTACCGAGATCAATGTCTTGGCATTTTGGGCCGCCAGCGAAATAACGCTATATGGCGCGCCGACAAAATGCGCGCCTGCTGTAATCGTCGAATCTGGCAGATAAATATTCCCCGTCACCTTAAAATTCAAGTCCGTTTGCGTTTTTGACCCTGGAGCGAAAATGCGGCTGCCATTGTTAAAATTATTGTGTGAGATTACTGCCCCCGTAGTAATTAAAACAGTGGGGTCAAAATAAAAACAATACTCGTTCGTTTCTGGGATGAATGTAGTGCCATTGATAGCGACAGTTTTGCAGTTGCCGTCCAGTGTAAACATGATACATCCGGGTTCATTCGCGAACCCAGAAAATTCGCATTGTGAGAGATGTAAAAAATCTGAGCCTGTACAGTAAAAACCCGTCTTTGGGCCAAACACCACACTATATACAAATTCCAAATTCGATTCAATCACTCTTCCCCCATTGGATATTAAAAAATTGGAGTGCATGATATGAATGGGGGAAATTTTATCTGCGGCTTGCGTGATGTTAAACAAAGAAGCATCCGGGTCTAACGCTATGACATCGATATCGCGAAATTCCAGGATGTCCGCCATTCCATCGCCAGAACTTTGAAATACTGGGCCGGAGCCGGTATAAATAATTCCCTTACCTAATCCCAAAAGAAAAAGATCAACTGTCGTATTGGATTCAAGGTGAATTCCCCCGGCCGATACGTCGAAATTATAAGGGGTCTCAATGGTAGCACAAAAAAAATAAAACCCATACTTTTCCAGGTAAATCGTCCCATCTATTGGCGCAGGCAAGTCTGTAAGACTATTGACAATATGATAACGTTCTGGTTTTTTCGCAATGTTCCCTATACTGGACATATTTACTCCTACCAAATAGTAATTGATAAGTCCGTGTAATTGCTTCCCGGCGTGCCATTTTTGGCCTGTACGGCCGCGCCATTGGCGATGGCGATGGCATCAAATATAGCAGCTGATTCGCCGGGGATGCGAAGATGGTCAGTCGTTCCTCCATTCAGACTGATGATTACCGGATATGTTCCGGCGTTATAAATATAGATATGCCGTTTCGCGGTCGCCGCCGTAATGATAGTTACATAAGTATCTGCGCCAGTGTCATCCGTTCCGTATTGCGGCGTCCCCGCATCTGTATTGGCCTTGAGACTGGCCAGATTGCCTCCGCTCTCTAGCGCTAACGTTGCAAGCGTCGTCTGTGTCGCGAAATCTTTCCCGGCTAGCGCCCCCGTATCCGCATTAATTGTAGTTAAGAGGGCTTCGCAGTTTTGCTCCGCCGTGATCTGCGTAACCTGATTATCAGCAGTAGCAAGTCCTCCTGGTGATACCGCAGTCACTTTGACGTTTAACGTTTCCGTTATTGCATCGAAAGCTTGATTAAGAATTGCCGAACCTGATGAATTAGCCATTATTCTCCTTCTCAAAGATATCGATTACATCTATGTTGGGTAATTCATTATCGGGCGTCAAGGTAAGTTTCTCACGTTGAGCTTGCTCTGGCGTGATGGGAACGCGGTAGCAGCGGCAGTTAAATGAGAGCGGAAATTGCAAACGTTCCCAAATCGGATCATCTGGTTTACGCAGTAAACCGTCCAGTGGACGGTGAGAAGGACGGACTCTGGAATCCTCAAGTGTCTTGACCTGCACGCCAAATAGTTTGGGGGCTTGTTGTGTAATTAACGCGTTCAAACCAGCATTATAGGCGGCTTGCCGGGCATACCGAAATGAGACAATCAGCGAAGATTCCGCCGCCCAATATTCTTGCTCGCCAAGCACCTGTTTGGCTTGTGTTTTGTAGCCTCGCCAGGCTTGCGCCTCGTTGGTGATAGGAATGGTTGTTACAAGCAATGCCTTTAGCGTTTCGATGCGTTTGAGACTGCTCTCTGTGTTACGCATTGAAGTTACCGTGAAAGATTGCCGTTTGCTCTCGTCAGGAAGCTTATCAAACTCCTCACGGGTATAAGACGGCATATTTTCAAGGTATTTTTGCGCGGATTCCTGGACAAGCTCATCATTATATAACTCCGGGGGCGGGAGGCGGTTCGGAAAACCTGAGAGAATTGACGGAGTTTCCGACTCCGCGAAATGTTGAGCTTCCTGTTCTTTCACACTTTCTTCTGGCGTTTCTATCTCTTCTGTCTCTTCCGTCTCTTCCGTTTCCTCCGTCTCATTTGATTCCATAGATTCTTCAGGCAATATCTCTTCCGGGGCAGGACGGACAGTAAGCGGTTGTTGTTCGGCACTAATCGTCGGCTGTACTAATTCCGGCTCGATCAATTGCATAATCGGATAACCGGTAATATTCGAAAAATTCCAATCCAAAAGCCAGGGGATAACTTGATAGTTAAACCCATCGCAAATCAGCGACGCGTCATTTTGTTCAAAAGCCCCTTTTGTACGTACCCCCTTGCTTTCCGATTGGGCATAAGTTCCCATCTTCGTTTCTTTGAGAGATGTCGGATCGCCTGTCAGAACTAGGGAAATGCAAGAAATGGCGATATTGATAAATTCGGCAAAGGCGGATTCTGCAATGGCATTGGAGAGTTCCTGCACTTCGCAGGATTCGAACATCATGGTGATTGTGGAGCTTTTAAGTTTTTGGAGTTCACTCAGAAATTCCGCCCGACGCGCTTTTGCATCGGCGCTTTTTCCCGCCATGTCCTTACTATATTTGCCAATCAATGCTCCTACACCTGACCGCTCCAATCCCCGTGCATAAAAGCCGATGGAATTGTAGAGTTGTTTTTGAATGGTATCCAAAATCGCGATTTCTGACACTCCGTAGGGACTGCCAAAGCGCGGGATATTTGTCCAGATCGCAAATTTACGGTTTGGGAGACGATTGGACTCCGTGACTGTCGTTGACCAGGTCGTCTGTTTCAGATAGATGCCGGGCGGGAGGTCTTTGGGATCAATAATAAACCGTTCTGGGTCACGCACAAGGAAATCATTGATGATAATAGATTTGGGATAACGATCTCCAGTCTCGCGTTGCCAGTCAATCTCAACGATTGCACGCCCTTTCGAAATATAGGAATCTTGAATTTGATCGATAATCGGCCGCAAGCCCTGTGAGGTGAATCGCTCGTCGAATTGCCAACGACAGAAATCTAATTGCTCAGGATCGCCATCTTCCTGGCGATAGGGGGGATAAATAATTTGCGGGGGGCTGTATGCTTCATTTTTTTCAGCAAAATCACCAATGCCAGAGGCTGACAACCAGAGGCGGCCGATGTAGCGGGAGCGAATCCCGGCAAAAAGATATGGATCGAGTGCTAATTCCGCCAGACGGTCAGAGTCAGAAATTTCCAGGCGAGGTTGCGGATCGCCGCTCCCGATGGAGCGGGTTTCAATATCAATCCCGCGCCCATACCCCGGAGCATATTCCGCAAAAATATTCTTCAGCGCCCGCAAGGATGCTTGCAAAAAAGAAGCCCCTCTCATAATTTATATTATGAGAAGGGCTGATAGATTTGTCAACCATGATTTTGAGAATACTGCGAAGTCGCCTTCATGCGGTTGTTATGTCCACATACTTTCCCATGTGAGCTTCTTCGCCTTTTCCGGTCGCATCCCCGCAGCGATCAATGCTTTTTGCATCTTTTTGGAGATCATCTTTCCTTTCTCGATCCCTGCGCCTTTTGCCCGGCGCAATGCAGCTTGAGTTGTAATCGCAACGTGCATCCCACTAAATGGGAGTCGGGCTTTCTTCGCAATCTGGCGCATTTTCCGTTCACAGGTTTTCCGTTGTTTCTTGGCTTCCTCATCATTACCTATAATCGCATCTCTCACAATAAATCCACCTTTGAAAAATACATCATCACGATCTTTCATATTCTCCTCCTGCCCATGTAGGCATGTTGTTATGATTCCCTTACATTAACGTTTGGCCTTTGTTCGCGTCGTTCAATTTCTGTGAGCGTTGCGGCGCGAATGAGATCTGCGGCAGTTTCATAATCCTTCAGTACAGCGGCGAACCGGGCGGCATCGCTCTTAGTAAACCGGACGTACAGCGACCGCGGTTTCCGCTCTGCGTCGGTTTTGAGAGCGCGCCGGTCTCCTGGCTTTGCCCCACGCCTACGTTTCATATTCGCCATCCTTTTATATCGTTAGTAAATTCTGATTGCGGATATAATTCAACGGCCTTGTAATTTAGCCATTCAATTACTTCTGAGATCGTGCGGAAACAGGCCGTCGCCTTAACTCCATTTAAGGGATCTCCTATTTTTACATCAATTCCGCCATCCCAAAAGCATGATACGCTAAAATTTATCTCGCTATCGTAGAGCTTTTGTAATGTTTCCATTATACTATCCCCAATAACTCAAGATTCTCTTGTTCTTGTTCGGTCAAATAATTAAAAACAAATTGTTCTGCTCCTTCCCAATGTTCTCTATGCGTGAATATGTCAGGATTTCCAATAAACGCTTTTTCATACACAAAATCGTTCCAATCTTCTTTGGATTTTATATCTTTAAATTCCATGATGTTTCTCCTTCCCTTTTTTGATGATGTTAATGACTTCCTTCTTTCCTTATAGCCATAAGATAGGCTATATTTTTAATTTGTCAAGAAAATAATAACAAAATAAAGAAAAAAGAACAAAATAAATGCTTACCAATACGCAATCCGCTTGATTTGGTAGGCATCTCAGGCGATTATTTTTTCAGCGAGAAATCGCAATACGGCCGCCGCCGCTAACGCATCACTCAACGCGCGATGCGTGATGCCATCCCTTGACAAGCCGCATTGCGCAAGCGCCGCGCCTAACGTCTGCCAACGCCAATCACCATGATACTCATTCCATTCGCCAAACCATCTAGCATAGCGCAACATGAGACATTCATACTGGCAAGGTATCCCGGCAGTCCGCAGAAATGCGCCGTCAAACGCAGCATTATACATGACAACCGGCCGTCCGATCAAGACGGTTTGGATTATAGGCAAGAGGGCCGTCAATGGCGGCGCATTGACAACCATATCATCAATAATGCCATGAATAGCTGTCGCGGCCGCCGGAATCGGTTGACCGGGATTGACGAGGGTGTCCAATAACACCGCCCCGCTTGCGCTGTCAACAATGGCAATGTCCACAATCCGGTCAACGTCCGCGTCAAGTCCCGTTGTCTCGGTATCCAACACCACCGCGCCGAGCGTCACCATTGACGCGGCCCAGGTCTGGACACGTGCGCGGCGATCAACCACGCGTTGGCAGGGCGTACAGCGGCCCGCCGCATTGACACGCACGAAGCCTTGACCGCACGTGCGACACGTGGCCTTGCGGCGGTTAACGGCCAGCGACGCCGCTTGCGCCTCAGAGAGCGGCCGCTTGTCCACGCACGTCCGCATATCATAGAGCGCATAGACGCCGCCGCCGCTTTTGCGCCCATATTCCCAGGTCGTGTCAATCATGGCCGCCGGTTGTTGGCCGCGCGTGAGACGTTTTCCGGCCTGCTTCATGCTGGTTTTCGTCTTCAAATACCCTGGTACGTCGGCCCACTTCGTGTAAGTGTCCATTGTTACGCTCCTATGAATTTTTGTATTGTTTATTTTTTTTAACCTCTCTTCCGCCGATGGGGATTTCCGAGAATCTCATCATTGCGCGGCCGCATCCGTATTTTTGCGCCGCATTTCGGCTTTCTTCCCTTTGATCTCGACGGTTTGCTCTTTTGAGTACAAATCAAAACGTAAATATTCTTGACCTTGCCAATACTCCACATATCCCGCCGTACGACAGCCTTTTTTAATCTTGTATCCTCGCCTCCGCCACTCTGTTTCGCTGGCATAGTTAATAGGGATCGCGTCTAAATTATAGACATACAACACATCATCTATTATTTTATTGGGTCTTTCATTTTTTCTCATTTCATAAAAACTTCCGCAGTGCTGGCCAATGAATCCGCCAACCGCGCGGCCGTTTGTCACACATGAATTTTTGTATTGTTTATTTTTTCAACTTTTGTAGTCGTTCGACCGCAATGCCCGTCTTACGGGCAACCTCGTCAAGATTCGCCCGTTGTAATTTGTCGCGCAGTGTTGACCGCGGGGCCAGTAATCGCGCCACTTGCCGCATATCATCTTCCGTTGTCTGCGGTATTTGACAGATAATGGAGTCATCATTCACTGGACACAACAACACATCGCCTGGCTGTTTGACGTATTTTTTGACCTTTTCAGCTTCGTCTTTATCCTGCAATAGCAGATTCGCTTGTTTCGGCTTAATCCGATGGACAAACGCGCTGGTGAGGGTATCACGCACGACCGAACTTCCGCCTGTGCGATCCGCCAGCCAGGTTTGTGACGATGCCAGCATATAGACTGCGCATTTCCGGCCTTCCATCGACACCCGCTCCATTGTATGCGCCAGAGTTTTGCCAAATCCGCTCTTCGCCAGAAACGCCAGTTCGTCAATCACTAACACGACTGGCGTTACATCCTTGTCTCGCTGCGCAAGTCGGGCATCAATCGTGGCATCAATCTGCTCGCAGAGATCTTGCATGGCAACGATATTGGTTGCCATCTGCATCAACCCCACTTCCCAAAGCGGGCGGGTTTTAAAGCCCAGGGATTTCGGATGCGGATAATGCGGGTCAATCCCCATGAAACGCACGCCCTCTGCAATTATCCCGCTCCCGATCAAAAACAACATGGTGGAGGTCTTGCCGCTGCCTGATTCACCGGCCACCGCGGCGGAATAGATGTCTAAAAACGAGCCGCGGCGTGGCGCGCCGTTTTCATAACCCAAAATCATCGGCTTATCCCGTGCGATCTCACCAGACTCGATCAAAGTCTGAAAGGAAGGGATGCTGGCCGGGAGAACTGGCGCTATCGCCGGAGGCGCGTCTAATCCCGCCAATTGCACATTGGCGATCTTCTCCGCCAACTGCAAGGCCTTCCCTTCCCCACCCGCCATCTGCTTGAGATTCTCGGCATTCACCAGTCCCATAGCAATTGGCGCGGCAATCGAAAGATCACGTTCATGCACAAAAAACACATTGCCGCCAATCTGATATTGATGGACACTACGGGCTTTCACCATCGCCCGATGTCCTCCTGCTGCTAAAATCAACAACGATCCGGAAAAAGAACCGAGTAGCACGACTCGCCCCCAAAAGGAGAGAGCTAAATTGCGCGGCACTGCCGCCATTTCAGCCTGCAAAATCATTCCGGCTTTGGCCAATTGCAATCGCCTGACCGCCAACTCTTCATCATGCAAAATTAGCGACATACCATCATTCGCCGAACGATGTGATCGCTGCGCGATAATACCTACCACAATCAATAACAATCCCGCCGCCAATCCAATCCCAATATATGATAATTTTTTTCGATTCATTTTTTCTTGACAACGTACGCGGCGGGCGCGAGTCTGGTAGGCGTCGCACGCGCGACATCTTATCAATCGTTGAGTTACTGCAATCTGCACGGCCGGGGAGTGATTCGGCACTCCCTGGTCAAAACAACCTATCCCTATAATTGCCCGTGAAATAGCGATGTCTGTCGCGGAGTTGGGTCGTAATTCGTAATCAAAATTTCCGTATTTCGATTATTTAACGTTCGCCGTTCTCCTATTCTATTTATATGTAATCCATATCTTTGCGCTAAATCAATGACAAAGGGATTATCAAATTCCGAGACTGCAAACCGGATGCCGGAGCCGATCAAGAGGTCAAATAAGTCCTGCGTATCCACCGCAGTAAATGATTCCTGATAATTATTACACGTGCTAATATATGGAGGATCGGCATAGATAAAAAAAGAATGAGATTCCCTTTTATCTCTCACTCCAATTTTATTTAAGACATCTCGAAAATCACAGGCCATTAGCTGGATATTACATATCGTCTCGAATAACTGCTCAATTCCTTTCAAAAGTATCTGTTTATCATTACCCGGCCCAAATCTTAATGTAGAAGATTGTCCAAATATCCCAAAATTTGAAAGCATCAAAAACCGGGTTGCTTGCCAAACACAATCATGTTCTGGTTGTTTTTTCCAATAATTAAAAAGACTTTCATGGATAGGCATTAACGATATCGCCTTTTCAAGTTCTTCACGATGTTCTTTCATGGCCATAAACAGGTTAAACACCTCTTCATCTTTATCATTGGCAATGATATACTTTGCTCGGTCAATCATCGCAAATGATACGGCTCCCGACCCCATAAACATATCGACAAAAGTCGTAATATTTTCAGGAAACAGATCTAAGAGTTTCGGGAGTAACCGGGTTTTATTGCCTAATCTTCGCAACAACATTTTCTTGTTTAAAGGAGATAAGGGGGTAAATCTAAAGCATCAATTACATCCTGGACACTGGACGCGATGCACGCAATCCCGCCATGCCGCCGCACTTCCTCTAAAAATTCGAGTTGTTCCGGGGATGGCTTCCCGCCCGGCCGCTTCGTCTCTATCGCCACGAACCGTCCGCGTACGCCGTGAACCGTACCACAACAGAGTAAGTCAGCGCATCCCTTCCGCCCATACAATCCGGGAATGTACGGAATAATTAGAAAATCATTCGCCTTGAGATATTCCCGCACTGCCCGTCTGATCTTCCTTTCATTGACTCTTTCGCGGTTCGCGTTGATTTTTTTACGCGACTTTTTTACTGTGGTTTGCACTAACTGTCGAATATAACGCATAACTCTCCTTTACAAACTATCAAGCGCCGACAGGAGTCGGGCTTGTTCATCTGGCGTCAATTCGGATGTCTCCGCATCTTCCGTTTGCGATTCTACGATAAATTTCCCTTTACGCAACAGCCGCAACATTTCATCCACTTGCGATTCCAGGCGGGCCAAGTTTGCCGTTTGTGATTGCAATGGCATCGGTTTTTTAGATTTCAACCATGCTTCGGCGTGTGGCAGGATACAATCACGGAGCATCGCGTCCTGACCAGATTTGATCTGGTGTTCAATTCGCAGATATTCGGCGGTTACGCCTGGAAATTCCGATTCCCGCCAAGCAATCGTCAGGATATATTTTTTCGTTTTCGTTTTTTTCATTTTTTGAGCAGGGGCAACCGATGACCGCCCTCATACCATACTTTTCGCTGGCGACGGACGGCTCTGTCAAATTGCCCCGCCACATCCTATTTCCGCTGCGCAAATTTCCATGCGCCCGCGCAGTTACTTGACACGGGAGACGCGACAATTTCCGATTGTGGATAACATTCCCGCAATTCCTCGCCTATCAATAATGCCCCGCCGCCAGTGATGTAGATTTTTTTGAGGCGATGCACATCATCACCCCATAACCCTGCAACATGCGCCTGGATTTGTGAAACAAAGGCGGCCTTATGGACGGCGATTATCTCGGCAATAGCGTGATACTTGCCGCCATGCCAAAATTGCCCAGAACGCAACGCGGTTTCTGTCTCATACTTGTCCAGCGATGGGCGGCCAAATTCCTCGGTCAATGCCACGCGCAGGGAATCAATGAGCGTCCAAACGCCATTATGGTAGGTATCTGATTTGTTTTTGTTATCCCGGAATCCCTCCGAGATCAACAAATTCAAATCGCGTCCACCGATGTCAATAACTCCTACCATTTCCATCGCCATTTTCGATACCGGCATGCCAGCGTCATTCAAAAATAATCCGCAAAGCGTCGCGTAGGCCTGCGGAATCTCGCGCACTTCCGCCGTAATCATATAATCGCGGCCGTCGGCCAACGAGAATTGATGAACCTGCGAAAGATGCTCTGATAACAAGCCGCGTGAATACTTATAGAGATTGATCGGTAAGGCGCAAACCACCTTGATCGACCGTAATACGCCATTCGCCGGAAAAACGGACGCCATGCCCGCTTGAAAAAGATACGTAATCTCTTTCGAATTAAGCCAATCATCATCACTATGCGCGACGATATTGGCCGGGGCTGCGTATTGTAGCGCCGCCTCTCCGACAGCGACGCCATTTGCAAAAAGGATTGACTGTGATGGAGAAACTGACATCATACTCCCGGCCGCGTACCCTACTACGCTTTGAAAGGTTTCAACAAGGTCTCCAGTCGTAAATTTCGACTGGAAAAACCCCAAATCCGCCCCAAGTTTATCCATTTTATCCCCCCGGTTGCCCATCTTACGGGCATCATGCTATTATCTATCTTATTATTATCTTATTGTCTGTCTTACAATTATAAGATAGGTTTGATGAGTGGTCTTGTCAAGACTCCGCCACGAATCTGTCATAATTCTATCATTTTTGCTTTCCTGGTGTTGCTTGATTTGTAAGGTAAGTCAGGAAAAGAACAGAGGAAATCATAAATTATTTTTACGAATTTGCATTATTTCCTTGACTTTTTTGGGTAGGAATCCTATCTTATAGCTATAAGATAGAAATGGAAAGAAAAAAGCCCCTGCGTTAAACCGGCCAAGTAAAACGCAAGGGCAACAACAACAGAAGGAGTAGGTAGGATGCTATGAATAATATAGGATCCTAACCTTAAAAAGTCAATGAAAAACTTCAAAAAAATGGTGAGTTTCGCAATGGAAGCAGCAGCGATAGCATACCAGTGGCAACAGGCGGCTTCTTCAGAGGCCGCAGCAGAAGAGGCGGATGTCTCTGCGTATAATGCAGAGCGAGAGCTAATCGCCTTGCAAGACGAGATGATGATAGAACGTGGTAAATATGTGAATCTTTATTGTGATTTACGCAGGAAATCCTTTGAATATGAAGGAAAAAGAAGGGAAGTATATTTCAGGGCGAGTGAGCATTGCAATGCTATCGTCAATCAGTTGGTAGATATGATTGACGAAATTGAAGAGTTTTTACATCCGGTGACGGCGGCGCAGCCGGTCACACATGATGCGATCCCATTTTTGGACGCCGGACAGTATCGGTTTGCCCCGGAGTTCTGGAATGTCGCGTTCACAGAGTTTGCGGAAATTGTGGACTGTTGCGTTGTGGTTTCCGAAGGAAACCATTGCACGGCAGAGATTTCCGGTATCATCCCAGATGAAGAAGACGGGATTTTGGCGGAATTAGAAAATCGGCTTCAGCAGATGGGACTGGCCTTTCCTGGGGAGCACCCGTTCTCCCTCGAAAATGACGGGAAAAAGGTAAAACTGGCTATCAATTAACACAACACAAGGAGCATTCCCTCCGCAGGAATCCTGCGGGGGGAATAATAATCATATGTCAGATACAACAGCAACAGCAACAGATTTGACCGCTCAAATTGCTGCGCTTACCGCAATGATGCAACAAGCGCAGGCAGCGCAACCAGTACAATCGGCACAACCAATGCAATCGGTAGGAGAATTTGGCGGATGGGGGAGATCCCAGGCTCCGCAAGTGCAGGCGGCGCAACCCAATGGCATCTTAATCCCGATTGGGCTTGAAACAAGTATCGGTAACGTAACTGTCCATTTAGAGTTCGGCCCAGAATTCGCAAATCCAGAGAAATTACTCGCCCTTATGGAAACCCTTATCATCAAGGGAGTCCCGCTAAAGGCATGGCAAAAACAACAGGGATGGGGCGGTAAACGAGGCTGGGGACGGTAACACAAGAACGGGGCGGAAGTGCGAACCGCCCCATAAAAATATGTACATAGTCATAGACATTGAAACCAGAAATCCTGGCAAGGACGGAATGGAGATTGAACGGCGATGGGCCAAGACCGGGAATCTGAAAGACCCGGAAAAGATTGCCGCCAAGCAAAATGGTCTAAGGGGAGGCCTGACAGATTCCGCGCCAATTTTTTGTATCGGCTTGCGATTATCTGGTTTGGCGGTCTCTCTCAGCACTGCCAATCTTGACACGGCAACGCGAGCAATGTTGCAGACCGCCGGAATCGCCGTCTTGACCTTCACGACCGAACGAGAGATGTTGCAAGGTTTTTGCGCCGCCGTCCTTGCAACATTCCCAACAACGACGCGTCTCATTACGCACAACGGGGCGCATTTCGACATTCCGAAACTCCGGTTTCGGATAGCATTTCATGATCTGAGTAATCCTGATGCATTGTGGACGTATAAACATACGGACACGATGCTTAAATTTAGGGATTTCTCAGTTTCAGACAAGCAATTTTACAAACTGTCTGAACTAACAGACAAGTTTGGCATTCCTTTCGCAAAGGCAATTGAGGGGGATGTGATCGGTGAAATGATTGAATCAAATAACCCGGAGCAACATGCGGCAATCCTGTTGTATAATATCATAGACTGTCTTGCGACAGAACGGGTTGCCCAGAAAATGATGAGAGGGCGGTTATGAAATTTACAGAAATTATCTTAGAGATGAAGAAAATCCATCCGGCGTGGGCGGCAAAATATGATCTCCGCGCCAAAGACTCAGGCGTAGATATGGAAATTTTAGCCGGGGAAGCCAAATTACACCTGGCGCACATGAAGAGAATCATGCAATCGCAGAATGGAGTAGCGCCGCAGCATATCAACGCAATTGCCAAACGATTTGGCGTTGCGCCGGCCGCGGTGCAATGCAAAAATTAAGGAGATTGCAATATGACTCAAGTCAATTTGAGCTTGACGGCGGAACAGTTAAACGCCGTCAGGCGGCTACTCAAGAACCGAAAATTACAGCGCCGGATGCGGTATATCCGCAAAAACGGTGCACAGTCGGAGTTACTCCGTCAGGCCGTTGACATCGGTCTGGCGGAAATCGGGAAAACTTTACGTAAAGGAGGGAAAGATGACTCGGTTATCAACGAAAGAACAATTTTTGGAATGGATCAGTAGAAATAAAGACCTTGCCGAGCCGCAGCAATATTCCTGTTGTAGGGAATGCTTAGACAATTGTGTGAATTGCATAATCATAGAGGATATTTATATTGAACGCTACCAGCAAGACGCTGAAGCCTGGAATCGGCAAGCGGTCGATCCGCTTGGTTTCCCCGGCGCGGCGCGGGCCGCGTGAAAGGAGCATATTATGGACGAGAAAACCATGTTGGAGCAGATTGCAAGGCGCGATGAAGTAGTAATTCAGTATGATATGCAGCGGGCGGTCTATATTGTGCGCTGCGCTGGGGAAGCTGAGGAAGATGCGGATCTGTGTCAGGCGATCCGCATACTTTACTGTGAAATTTTTGAGATATATTGATGGAGGGGGAATTCCTTGCCCCCCCCCATCTGTATCAGCACAAGACGCGGCGCTTATGCCCAATCCTTCTCGGTTGTGGCTGGCCGGAGCGGCGCGGGCCGCATAAGGTATAAACCTATACACAACCGTGCGCCCATGACATCTGTTAGATGGACTGGGTCTCGTCCGTTGCATTACGTTGTTCGCCATCCTGCCTATCATTTAGTATTGTTTCAATTTTTTCCATAACAGCAAGTCGGACAAATTGCGATTCAATTATTTCTGATTTCTGGACGGCTTGTTTGATGCGCCGATATTCGTCTTTTGTCCACCGATAGAGTTTTCGAACTACGTGTTTTTCTGCTAGTGGTTTGACGGAACCGGGCTTCCGTCCGGCCCCTATGCGTTTTCCTCCTCTTGTCATTGTTGCGTTAACTCCGCTAATATGTTGGGATTGTTCAGCCTTCTGCACGTTTGAAAAAATTGGGATCAACTTTTTGGTTAATCTCTTTTTTCACTATCCTTTTAGCTACCTTATGTGGTTTCGTGTCAAATCCAGTTTTTGCAACGTCAATGATAGCGAGAATATGCCTGTTGCTGGTAACATTCAGAAGGCCAGCAATCGTAGGTGATGCAAAAATTCGTGCATCATCTGGTAGATTTTCTAACAATTTCTTTAAATCTTTCACTTTCATGATGTTTTCTCCTGTTTTTGAAATTATCAATTTGTGATTATAGCTTTATAATAATCCTATTTGATTATTTGTCAAGATATATTTTCAAATATTTATCATTGATACCTGTCTTTGCTTGATTCCGTAGGAGAAAACATCTGGCCGGTATGGTGAATTAGATTATCTTCCCGCCATGCCGATAGGGGCGTGTGAGGTTGTAGGCGTGCTTCTTGCGTATCTCCGCGTCCAGATCGACGCCGTAGGCTTCGGCGGCGTCAAACAGGCGAATAGCAATATCGGCCAACTCTTCCCGGAAATTCGCCCCATCTCCGTTACGATATGCCTCTAGAGCCTCCGAAACCTCAGAGTGAATGAGGCAGAGAATTTCCGGGATGGGGCGGGAAGTCTCCCACCATCCATGCGCAACTGAATTTGCGTGAAGGATTTTTTGCCATTCGGGGATTGTCTGACAGGTGTCATGCATGTCCATAATATAGGAAGATTGGCGATTCTCGTCAATCTAAAAATTCTGCAAAAAATCGCTTGACTTTTGTATGTATAAATCATATATTAAAACTATGAAGACAAAAATTAAAGTGATAAATTTTAGAGTTCCTTCTGATGTTAAAGATCAATTCCAGGCAGTCTCCGCTCGTTTTGGTGGCATGTCAGATGTTTTACTTCGCCTAGTAAATGAGTTTATCGATGAAGAAAAGGCGAAACATGCTAATATATCCCAATCATCCCTATCATTGCAATCTGAGAGAAAATACAATGGATAATGAAAAACCAGGATTTTGGGCAATCCTTCCTGCCGTAGTTCGTTATGATTCTTCAATTCCCCCGATGGCCCGTCTATTATATTCCGAAATTTCTGCATTATGTGATAAGGAAGGTATATGCTATGCTGGGAATCAATACTTTACGCGAGTATTTGATTTGTCAGTTAAACAAGTTTCTCGGCTCATGCTTTTATTACAAAAAGCAGGACACGTGAATATCAAAATTAACAAAAAAATGGGAAATCGTCGTGAAATTACCCTGAATTATAGCAAAAGAGGTGATAGGGTATCCCCAAAAATGTCTATATCTATGGACAAAAATGTCCATAGGGTATCCCCCAAAATGTCTATATCTATGGACAAAAATGTCTCTCATGATCATGATCTTAAACAAGAAAGAATTAACAAGAAAGAAAGAGAGGGGGAGGGGGAGCCGCAAGAGCGGCAAAGCGAACAGCCCCCCGCCCCCCCCGTGCTTCCCTCTCGAAATTCTTTTCCAGTCTTCGGAGAGTTTCAGAACGTTCATCTTTCTGAGATAGAGCAAAAAAAGCTATTGGAATATCTCAAGGCATCCTTTCCGACACTCAACGGCAAAGCCGATATCGCGTTGCATGGCTTGATTGAATCAATGTCAGCCTGGCAGATCAACCACCCTGAAAGACCAATTTCCAATCATTATGCGGGACTGCGGTCATGGATTGATGCTGACCGCAAAAAGGGCATTGTACCTGGACAACCGGCCAAGAAATATGAAAAAGATGATCGCACACCATTCCGCAAAACGCTGGACGCGATGGCGCGGTTGCGGTTTGACGAGAACGACAACATAATTATTTTAGAGGATGGACAAGATGACAAAACCGGAAACGTTGAAAGTTGTTACCCTGATTTCTCAATTTTATCAGGGAAAATTCAAACTGCCGTCTGAGACGCAGGAATTGGCGGCGTTTGTTCAGGCGTGGACTACGATGTTGGCGGATCTATCATATCGCGAGGTATCTGATGCCATCGCGAAGCATATCATGCAGTCGGAATGGCCGCCAACGATTGCGGATATTCGCCGCCATTGCGCGGCGTTTGCGAACCCGGAAAGCCAGATGACGGCACTGGACGCCTGGGGCATGATTCTGCGAGCCGTGCAATTAGGGAAACGCGCGTCCCTCCCGCCCTTCGTGGCGGATGCCGCCCGGTCATTCGGTTGGCAGGCGATCCGTCAATCCGAGAATGAGGATCTTTTGCGGTCAAATTTCCTGAGATTTTTCGAGGCATACCAGGCCGCGCAACAAGCGCGGGCGCAACTCCCATTGGCCATGCGGCAAGCCCTCGCAACCAGCGCAGATCGCGAACGTGAACAACGCGCCCTCGTTCCTGTGAATTTCCGGGCATTAATCGGAGAGAAACCGTTACCGTTAAAACCGGAGGATGCTGTCATTTCAAGATAAACCAGTGAACGGGCGCGTGGATTGAAACGTCTGTTGTTGAAATATGTACTACATACCGTTAAAAGTGCAAACCAGGTTAATCGCTGGAATCTATGAGAGCCTGGAAGATATGCGTTTGCCGCATAATGCGTGCTATGTGTTAAATCGAAATCTCCCTATTCCATCGGAGGACTTATGTCTGGCGGCGAAACTCATTTTAGCGGGTGATGACCACGCTAAAGCTCTGCGCGGGATTATGGTGTGGTTTCGGGTATTTATGCAGGTAGGATTTTTAATTGAATTCGAAACCTACCGACATGGTGTTGAATGTCTCTCTACCAGTTCAACAATGCACGGCGAATTGAAGGATTTAAGCGGGGATGCGTTGGCCGAAAAAAAACAAGCGGATTTGCCGCAGAAAATATATGAACGTGGGGTGATGATGAGTTACCAGGCTTTGCGGCATGTTTATAAGGCGCGACGAAAACATCGTCATCCCGATTGGGGGATTTTTTGCGACGCCATTGAACAATTGCCTTATTTTGAATATTTAATCTATCCTGAACTTCTGCCGGAGAATATGTATGAATATTGAAATTTGGCCGATAGAGAAGATTCATCCTTACGAGAACAATCCAAAATTCCACAATGTTGAATGGATTGCAAAGTCAATTCGGGAATTCAAGATTGATCAACCTATCGTGGTTGATGGTAACGGCATCATTATTAAAGGACATGGCCGATTAAAAGCAGCGCAGTCGTTAGGCCTAAAAGAGTTCCCGGTTGTAGTCAGAACGGATTTAACCCCGGAGCAAGTGCGCCTGGCCAGAATTGCGGATAACCGCACCAATGAAGGCGGATGGAATAACAACTTGCTGAGTGCGGAACTCTCTAATATTCTGGGCAGTATGCCAGAATTCGACTTTGCGGCGTTAGGTATCAATAACGATTGGTTTTCATCGCTGGAACTCCCTGATTTACTCGGAGGACAAACTGACCCCACGCTGGATGATGAAGCCGATGATACGATTCCAGACGTTGAAGAAGAACCCATCACGAAACTTGGCGACTTGTGGCAAGTCGGAAGCCATCGGCTATTGTGTGGAGATAGCACATCAAAAGAAAACCTGAATCGCTTACTGACACAGGATGCAGTTGCGATGGTTTTCACCGATCCACCGTATGGGATGAATCTTGACACAAATTTTTCATCAATTACAGAGCAAACCAGAAAGAAGGCGAAACGAACTGGAAAGCATAATCGTCTCAGTGAAACAGCCGCATCTGGAAGAAATTATAAACGAGTTATCGGAGATGACAAAGATTTTGATCCATCATTTCTGTTTGAATTTTTTCCCAAAGTTTCTGAAATGTTTTTATGGGGGGCGGATTATTACGCTGAACGCATACCCAATAAAAATAAAGGGTCTTGGTATGTTTGGGATAAGCGAGCAGAAGGACTTGAACATGTAGAATTTTCTTTGGCAGAATTTGAAACGTGCTGGTCAAAGAACAAGCATAGTCGAAAAATCTTGCGCTATCAATGGTTTGGGGCATGTGGATTACAATTCGAAACAGATGAATTTCAAAAAAGTAAGCCTTTATCACGAATGCACCCAAATCAAAAACCAGTTCGGATGATTAAATGGTTTTTAGAACAGTTTAGCAAACCACAGGATGTTGTGGTTGATTTATTTGGCGGTTCAGGTTCAACCCTGATCGCCTGTGAGAAGTTGAATCGGCAGTGTTTGATGATGGAACTTGACCCGCATTATTGCACGGTGATTATTCGACGGTGGGAACGGTACACGGGGCAACAGGCAAAACGATATGATTCTATCTGAAAGAGATGAGAAAATTTACGAGGCAGGCCAGCGTTCGGCGTGGCGAACGGTGTTGCGGGAAAGTCTGATGCATCTGGAACCGCAAGAACGAGCGTATGCGGTACTTGTAGAAGAACGTAATGCTGCGTTGGTAGTATTGCGTCGTCTCTGTGAGGAGTTTGGCGATAATAATTGGAGTGATAATCTGGATTTGGCGGATATTCTCGACAAGCATCTCTGCAAACATTTGTGGAAAACCTAAAATCTTTATTTAATGAAACGCTCCGCCGACAATTGGCGGAGGGTAAAATTCAGATCCGCGAAACGCAGGATGAGACGGGTATGCTTGTCCAGCGTATTATTACTCGGACATTTGAGTGCGATCCGCGCCTGCTCGCTATCTTTTATCCTCCCCCATTATTTTCTGAGGCTGCCCTTGCTACGATTATGGCCAATCTCTTTGCGGAATTAGATAAGGAGCGGCTTGCCCCACGGACGCGCAAGCGCATTGAGAGCTTTCTCCGGGAATTCGCGCAAAAATATACAGATGAACTGGACAAGCGGGGATTACCTGTTCAGTTGTCGCTTTTTAAGCAATGATTCTTAGCAAACAAGCCGCCAAAACGCATCTATCGGAACGACTGCGGGAACAATTATCAGAACAAGCGCGGCATTGCTTTGCGCCGCTTCCCTGGCAGATCGCGCCTTTGACAGATTGCGCCCCGGTGGTTTTATTGACCGGCAGCGCGGGCGGGGGCAAATCCCGCGTCGCCGCCGAAAAAGTTCATGCTTACTGTCGAACCTACCCGAAGGCAACCTGGCTTATCCTGCGTAAGGCGCGAGAATGGTGTTCTCGGTCGATTGTCCCATTTTTTGCGCAGACAATGATGGCGGGAGACCCATGCGTGACGTACTCCAAAAGCATGGGAGCGTTTTTTTACGCCAACGGCTCCGTCATCTATTCCGGGGGGATGTTAGACGAGAAACAGCGAGAGTCAATCCGTTCGATTGGTGGGGCGGGAGGGCTGGACGGAGTATGGCTTGAGGAAGCTAACGCGTTCTCTCGGCAGGATTTTGAAGAGGTGTCTGGCCGGTTACGCGGCACGGCCGGCCCGTACCGTCAAATTCTATTGACTACAAACCCTGGCGGACCGCGTCATTGGATTTACGACTTGATCAAACATTGCGAGGCCTCCGTCTATTATTCCAAAGCGACGGATAATCCCAATAACCCCCCGGATTATCTTAACGCATTGGAGCGCTTGACGGGCATTATGTATCAACGGCTTGTATTGGGCTTGTGGGTACAATCGGAAGGGGTAGTTTTTGACACGTTTGATCTGGCCGTCCACGTCCGATCACGTCCGGATGCTGAAATGCAATCTTGGGCATTGGCCATTGATGAGGGCTATACTAACCCAGCAGTCATCTTATTGATTGGGATAGATAATGATGGACGTTGGCATGTGGCGCGGGAATTTTATCGGAGCGGGGTGCTGCGGGCCGATCTCGTGGAGCAAGCCTACGCATGGGCCAGGGAATATGATGTTATATGCTGCGCGGTGGACGCTGCGGCAGCAGGGCTGATTGCCGATTTGCAAGACCGGAACCTGCCGGCCGAGGGTGGTAAGGGGCGGGTATTAGACGGGATTCGCGCCTTACAAGATCGGCTGATTATACAGGGCGATGGCCGGCCACGTCTCACGCTTGACCCGATATGCGAAAAGACTATCGGGGATTTCGAGATGTACGCATGGAAACCGGGGCAAGATGTCCCGGAAAAGAAATACGATCATAGTCTCGACGCCCTCCGTTATTTACATGACATAACCGCCGAAAATGTGCCATTTGGCGGCATTGACGAGGTTGCATTGTCAATTTATGGAATATAACAAGATTCTCCTCGGAGATAGTTACGAGATTCTGCTACAACAGGCAAGTGTGCAGGGAGAATTGATGTATGCGCATCATACATTGTAATCGTTGTCATTGTGAGCGGCCATTGTATGCTATGAATCAATGCCAGGCATGCTATTTGGCAAACTATCGAGCCCGCCCTGCATACAAGCAGCAACGGAAAATTTATGATGTGCGTTACATTCTCAAGGTTTTGTATTTTGAGGCAAAACAAAATGAAAAGCATAAAAAGATATAATGGGAAACTCACTCTTGCCGAGACTTGGCAAGCGGCTGCTGAACGCTTAGGCTATGCCTCACCACAGGAGGCAGTGAGGCAGCTTTATCGCTGCCATCGATCAACCATGAAAGTCGGTGATTTAATGGGCTTTTCTGGCACTACCGCCTGGAAATGGCTGAGGAACATGGGGGAACCGCTCTTGCCACGCGGCGGAGCGCATAATCACATCGGCGCTCGCATAAAATATCGCCTCACCTTTAGAGGGCAAACTCTTTCGCTCTCAAAGTGGGAGCGGGAGACTGGAATTAGCCAGAAAACGTTACGGCAACGCCTCTTGGCTGGTTGGCCTGTGGAGCGTATCTTGACGACACCGTTATTGCTAGGGCGCGGGCGGCAACGCGCGCGGCAAGATTAGCTATGTCCGATAATATAATTCGCGCAACCGGTTGCGCGGTCAGGGGGAATTTCTGCTCCTGCCGTTGCCCTTATGCCGGGCGATTTCGTTTTTCAACCTTTAAAAAAATTGCACTCTGCAACAAAAATCTGCATAAATTACTTGACAAAATTGCATAGTGCAATTATATTAGTCTCGTCAGGATGAGAGAGGGATCAGAAAACAATCAACAGGAGGGACACCATGACAACCCAAGCGACGAGATCAAGTATTATGCGGAGAGCGTGGACAATTCGCCGGGCGGCCGCCGCCCGCTATGCGTGTCGCTCATCGGAAATCCTGTTCTCGCCTTGCTTGCGGTTGGCATGGCGAGAAAAAAATATGAAAAATATGGATTGGACGGCAGCCGAAGAACAAGGCATTGCCGCCACAGTCACAAAACTGAAAGCGGCGAACGCAGAGACGCGCGCCAAAATGATGCGCCTGGCGGAAGAGACCGTTCGCTCCGCCTTGCAAGAGGCGCTCACAAAGAGAGATAAGTTAGAACATACCATGCAGGAGTATGAACGGCGGAATGTTGGCGCCACGCGCGACACGCACCCATTATATAAGGACTACCAGAAGGCGCAAACGCGCCATGACAGTGCGCGCCGCGATTTCCAGAAGCTTCAAGAGATCGCGCGCCGTGTAACAGTCACATCCTGGGCATAATATGGAGGGTACAACCATGACGACAGAGATCATCATCAATCCAGGCGTCACGCATCACGATGGTGATAAGGTCTGCGAGATTAGCGGCTTATGGGGGAATATCACGATTCAGTTGCAGCGACATGATGAGGTTTCGTCAGAATTCCGGGAGACCTGGCGCGATAATGCCCCTAACCTCGAAAATGCGCCGCAATATTATCAAGAGGGCTGGTATTTCGCCGCCTATTGTCAAGGGGCTGTGGGGACGGGAGGCACGCTCGCTGCGGCGGTGGAAATGTTATATAGTCGTCTGGCGGCGGCGGCGGCGCAACAGGACGTGGCCCGCGCTGATCTCTATATTGTCATATAAGGAGGGCTATGAGCTACACACAAGCCGAGGTTCGAGGATGGCTCCTGGCCATCCTAGCCGAAAACAAAGCCGACGGCCGCCGATGGCGCAAGGCGGACATCGCGCGTTATATTGCCCGGGATAGGGCATGTGTCTCCCGTATCATGGGAGACAAGCCCTGCCAAATTAACGTGAACGTCGCGGAGGCGATTCACCGACTGCACGACTTGGTCGTCGTGCAACACCTGGCCATCGGGCCGGGGTATATTATCATTTAGGAGGTAAACATGACAGATGAAACTTGCACGGAAAACTACGCGAAACGGAACATTAATAGCGCAGAAGAAGCAAGTCAAGAACTTTATACAGAAACTCTGTATGAAATCCCTGACTATCCTGAAACCCTGGAGACGTTTGTCAAGACGTTACCAGAAAGGAGCGTGAACCAATAGCAGAGCGCCCCTTGCGCCGAGAACGTTGCGGGGTGGCCAGCGCGCTGGCCGCCCGTCCGCACTATGCCAACAGCCGCGCCATAATACTATCTACCATGTGGTGATCGTCGATGCTGCGCGCCTGGCTTTTCCCGATGGACAGCCCCATCTCCTGCATTTCTTTACAAACAAGGATGGTCAATCGCGCGACTTTTGCGATAACTTGACTGACCTCTTCGAGATCCTTGCTTGTTTCCATGATGGTCTCTTCGATTATCTTCGCAATTTCTTCCGATGTCATATTTCTCACCTCATATCATCATACCAGGGCAATCTGGTGTAAATTCGTCTCGTGGCCTTGACTTAGCAGTGTTTCGAACGCGTCGAGTGATGTCCCGACTACGCTGGCGAGTTGCGCTTTCGTGACGCCAGCATTGTCGCCACCGATGTCGCTGTCATTCAATGTGTTGCCGAGATCAAGCGCGTCCCATTTGTTTTTCAGGGCATGCAATTTTTGGAGCGTCAAAATCAGATTCGTTGATTGTGTTCTGACTTGCGTGACAAATTCATTGGTATCTATGGCATTCATTTCAGATCTCCCTCCGGCAGGCGCGTGGTCAAATATCCGGCATCGAGTAGATTGGAATTGATGACCGGACGTTGATACTGCGCCGCCTGTTGCGTGTTTTGAATGGCCTGCGCTTCGGCTGGCGTGCGCAGGCGGAGTAAATAGATTTGCCCATCCGAATCGGTAAATGGCGCGCCGCCTTGCGCGTCAACAATCCACCGCGCCACGCCGTTAGCGTCCTGCCAGGGTTTCATTGCGCCGTAAATATTGGGCGCGATGTTACCCACCACTTCATTATTTCGAAATATCAACATAGTTCATCCCCCTTAGAACATTTGATAGCCAACAACACTGATGCGCGTGGTTTCCGCCGTACCGCGCTTGGCCTCAAAAATCCCGCTCGCATTGACAACCACAGGGAAAATATGCCGAGCGGCGGCTTCGGCAATCACAATGCCATTCGTTGACAGTTGGCTGTTATCACGCACGGCTAAGGTATATGTGCCGCCGTTCGCGGTCATGTATGCCAGTCGCGCCCCTGACGGGATAAATCCGCTGCACGGAATATCGGTAAATGCCGTCGTGAGCGAGGCATCATAAACTTCCGTCACGTCTGCGCCTGCCACGGCGATGTCCACGTCAAACCAATACATGCCATCGGCGGTTGCGATAAATGGCATAATATTGCTACTGCCATCATTGCGGAACGCGCCGGAGAATCGTACCGGATATGTCAAGCCGGTTGGCGTCGTGGCCGATGCTGAAATTTTGAGACTGATGACGCTGCTTGCTGTGCCGACCCAGACATAATAAAGCGTATTCCCCGCTTCCGCTCCGGTATCTAAATCGGCAAATGTCAGATCGGCGTCCGTGTCAATGACATAAATTTTGCCGCCAGACGTATTGATCCCGATGCCGCCGGCCTTGACAGTGATGGTCGTGGCGCTTTTATACTCGAATCGCAACGGCGCGCCAGCCCCGACCAGTTGCAAACCGGTCAGTACATCTATCGCGGCGAGATTTAAGGTATCAGAATATACCGGATCGCTCTGTCCGACCATGCGATCCGTACTCTGAATATAGCGCGGCGCAGTCAAAATGCGATTTGCCATAATGCCCTCCTATGCTAAGTCGCGGCGATCCCGTTCACGCCCCGCCGCGATGCTCCCATTTGCAAAATATTCGCCATTCGCGAAATAAGGAATTATGGATACATAGCTGCCCGTATCTTGCAGCACGAAGGCGATTTGCGCTTGATCGAGCCGCTGTTCGATTTCTAAGACACGCATAATTTGATTTTTGAGCGGCAGGCCATTTTCGTCGCAAAGTTCGCGCCATGAGACTGCGACATATTGACCTTTTTCGACAAGCAGGTTGCGATATGTTGTCTCCACGCATGACAGTAGCCACACGGGAAAGGCATATTTGTCGAGCAAGAGCGTCTGCAACGTCGTGACAACGGCGGCGGTGTGAACCCAATAGAAACGCAATTCCGGCGCGAGCCGGACACCATAGAGATTCTGACTGGCAAGATCGGCAGTGGCCGCGCCGTCATCATCGCCGAAAAAATTCTCCGCGCCTTTGCCGACGCCGGTAGTCGTGCGGCGGTCGATGTTGATATAGGCTTGCGCGTAGCGACAAGCCACTTGATTGATGATGTTGTCCGTTGACCGCTCCGCCGCACATTCTGCGAAATCTCGCTCGGCCAGAATCCCGCGTACCGGCAGCGCACTGATGATTTGTTCATATTCAATCGTCAATTCGCCGGATCGCTCTATCCAAAATCGCCCCAAAAAGGAACTGAGAATCTCATTGACGATGTCCTGTAAACTCCGGTCGGCGATAATCACGCCGGCCGCGAGATACCCTTGTGCGGCCTCAAAACGTTCGGCTTCCGCCCATGCCGTCGCATTATTCGTCCCATCATACCCTGCGCGGTCAAAAATATCCGCCAGAATCGCTAATGGCGTCTCTATCAAATTATTACTGACATCAAGCAAGCCTTTGCAACGCACGGTCACGTCTTTTTGCGGATTGCTCGTAAAATCAATATATGCAATCACGCCTTTGGACTGATAATTGCCGGACGTGGTAACGGTGTAACCTGACGATTGCAAGACGCCATCAACATAAACCTCAACCGTGTTGCCGCTTGCGACGGACAGAATCGAACCGTCCGCAATACAATACACGAACGCCACATTATCAATGCACGGGCAGAGCCAAACGCCGCCCGCTCCGACGCTAAACGTGCCATAGGGCAAGGGTAATGATACGCCAGTTTGTCCGGCGTTCGCGTAGCGATCCGTTTTGGCAAGTGTGAAGGTGTCTTGTAAGTTCATACCGCCGCCGCCTCGATTTGCAAGAGGCCATCAGAAAGCTCTTCTTTCACCACACGCCCCGCAAACATCGGCAGAAAGTCAATAGCCTCCAGCCCACGAAAACCCAATTTAACAGTCAAGTCGCCGTTCAGAAATGACTCCCGTGCAAAAATTTGAGAGAATAAACGATCCGCATTATTTAAGCTGACCGTCATATTTTGGATTTCGTTGACGCTTAGACTCCCTACGGCCAAGCCTTTTTCGGCAATTAAGGTCTCGCGCAACGGCGAGACGCTCATCAGTCGTGCGCCGCGATCTAACAGCCGCACGCCCAAGCCCGCCAACGCCGCGCCATTCGCCAATAAACTTCCGTTCGCATAATACACGTCTGACGAAAAGCCGATTTCCCGCTCTGTCGGAAGTTGATGTGCATAGACGCGTACACCCGCGGTGTTTTCGATAAACACCAGCACAACCGGCATGTGCTGTGTCTGTAATGCCTGCAAAAAGGCGGGAGTCATATCGGTCATACGCGCGGCACCTCCGTCAATGTTATATTAAACGCATTGACATCAACGCTGGCATACGTGCGGGCATTCTCCGCGCTGAGAGTGCAAAGTGCCAAGTAACTGGATTCATCGGAAAATAAATGCACGAAAACCGGTTTCACAATGCCAGTCGTCACGTCATGCGCGGCGTCGAACATTGCTTGCAACTGCGTCATTTCGCTATTTTGAATGACACTATACGAGGTTTGCCATACGCGTTGTTTGCCATACGTGGTTTGTCGCAGCACGCCGGAGGCCGCCGCTTGACTCTGCATAATGTAACGGGTTATCTCTTGCATCCCCCAATCTGGCGCGATGGCCTGCGTTAACTCCAAATATGTCCCCATGTAAAGTTCACCGATTTCGAGATACCCGTCAGGATTGGCATTGTCATCAATGGTGATGCGCCAATAGCGATACGTTTCATCTGGGTAAAATACGAGCGGATCGGCGACGGTCAACGTCTGCGTATAACTCGGCGTCGTATCTGGGTCTGCGCCCGCACTGAGGGTGATTATGGCAGCATCGCTGAGATTGTGATCAAAAAAGATGACGGCAGTAATCTGCATGGCCGCGCCGAAATCAATTTCGATCCGGTTGCCTGACGAAAGACTGTATAACATCGCACTGCTATACGTTCCGGCAAAAATGCGCGTCGATCCCCACTTTTGATGCGTTGTCAATGACCGGATTTCTTGCGATTGATAAGTCGCTGCGGACAATGTCCAGGCGTCCACGCCATTCCATTGCAGCAGATTTCCATTGGCGTTGGCCGCATAGAGATCGCCATCCCATGATACTAGCGCATAGATAATTGCGTTTTCATAAGCATCGGCTTTTTCCGTCAAGGTTGTCGCGCCATCATATTCATAGAGTTTCCCCGTGCCTGATGCCGCATAGAGTTTGCTATTATGTTCGCACAGTGCATATAAGCCGCCCGTGCCAGGATCTGCCTTTTCCTGCCATGCCGATACGCCATCCCATTTCAGTAATTTCGTCAAAATCGACCCCGCCGCGTAGAGCGAGCCGCTAAATGATAGCATATCGGCAATGTTATATTCGCCGGCCACGGCGGTCGCCTTAGAAACCCATGCCGATACGCCATCCCATTCATAGAGGCCGCCGCTATTTGATACTACACTGGACGCATAGAGTTTGCCGTTATACGCGGTCAAGGCGTTGACAACCAACGGCGTGGGCGATGACGACGCCTTGACCGTAAAACTAGAAACTCCATCCCATTCCAAAAGATCACCGCTGCCACTCAGCGCGTAAAGTTTGCCGCCGAGTTCGGCCAGCCCGCCATAACATCCACCCGTCGCGGCCAGCATCCATGTCGCGCCATTCCATTCATATAGCGCGTTTTCCGAACCGCCATAGAGTTTGCCATTGAATACACGTAAAGCATATATGGCGGTGTCGCTGCTCGGCCGATCCGCATTCATTTCCCAATCGCCTTCCGGCGTCAAGGCGCGGTCGCTGCGAAACATAGTTTCGCGGTCAAACTTCGTCAGGTTCGCCAAACCGAATGTCCCGTATGCCCAAAACGAAAACGTTTCGCCGCCTTCAAAGTCATTGCCCGCTCCCGCGACAAATTCAATCTCGACGCCATCTTGCAACTCTACCCATGCCGCCGCCGTTGTGACGCCGCTCGCTACCCAACTCACATCGGACGAAGTTTTCCAGCGAAAGGTGGCCAATCCAATCTCATTCCCGCTGGACACGTCATCAACCTGCACAGTAAATAACACGGTGGCGTTGCCGAGATATGTGCCGGAGGTCAATAACGTCGCACTACCCAAACCCACTTTGATCGCGCCACTTACTATGCCGCCGGCCTGCGAATTGGTCGTTAGGGTTGTACCGTCTAATTCATTTTGGTAGAGATACCGCGTCTCTGCATACATACATCACGCCCTCGCTTGGTATGATGTTTGACGGCGAATTTCTGCCGCGATGTCGCGGGTAAATTGTTTGAAAGCGGCATCGTCAAGGACGCGTCCATTGACGGTAATATTGATAATCGGCGCAGCCGAGACAGTTTCCGGTCTGACGATGCCGCCCTCCGCAAAGCATTGCGGCGCGTAGCCTTGCGCCGTCAGGCGCGTGCTTGCGCTATGCGGGAAAACGCGCGTACCTACTGGCAACGCCGCCAATTCCGGGCCGCGTTCTCCTACCCATACCAATGGCGAGCGTACCATGCCGCCTGCCGCCAAGCCAGGAACGTTATCTTGCGTATCAAACGCGACGCTGATCCTCTGCTCACTCGGCAGACCGGCCAACATATCCTTAAAAGTTGTCAATGCCAGTAGATTCGCCTCTAATTGGACATTCAGATCGGTCATATCCTGCGCCAACCCTTGCGTGGCCGTACCCGCCTGCCCCATTGCGCCGGTCGCCAATGTCGTTTCGACATTCGTGCCGCCGAGATTCATAGTCAGACCGCCGACTTCCCCCGATAACTGTCCAGTCATGCCAGAGAGTTGCATCGCAGAATTCGTAGCCAGCGCAAAGACGTTATTCGTCTCCAGCCCCTCTGCGCCTGCGCCCGCCAACTGACCAGTCACCTGCCCTAATGCGCCGGAGAGTTGCTGTGTTTGGCCGGTCAAGACGCCCGCCTTGACTGTCGCGTCGTCAAAAATGACGGTAGTTGTTGCGCCTTCTTCCCCTGCGCCCGACAATTGCGTTTGCACGCCGGTCAGCGCGGCTTGCAACGCCTGAATTTGCGCCTCAGACATGCCCGCGGCCGTCGCGATTTGCAACATTTGCGCGCCCGCTTGTTCGGCGGTCAAACCCATATCCTGGAAGGACGCCATCATTTGCAACGCGATTTGCGGGGCTTTTTCCATATTTCCGGTTGCCGCGCCGATAGCCTGCGTGAAGATGTCCATCGCGGTCGCGCCCTGTTGCCAGTTCGCGCTGATGCCGCCAAACGTCTGATCCATCGTCGTGCCGGTCTGTTGCATGAAGGTTGCAAAGTCGAACCCGGCTTGACTCATGGCGTCAAAATTCGTTTTCATCGCGGATGCCAATTCCGCTCCGCCGACAATATTCTTACTGATGAAATCCTGCATAGCATTTGCGGCCTTCGTGCCTTCGCTCTGCGTGTTCATCAAGCTATTCCAAATTTCTCCCAAAACGCCTGGTACTAAGCCAAAATAGGCGAGATCGTTATCAATGCCAATGAGACTCAGCAAGCCTTTATTGGCGAGTGCGCCAGCGGCGAGCATGGCCGCTGGCCCTGCAATCGCGGCCAGTCCGCCGCCGATAGAGGATAAGCTTCCGCCTAAACTGCCTAAACCACCTGCGCCGCCTCCGCCACCCAATAACCCACTTAGTCCACTCAGTAAACCACCGCCTTCTCCGCCGCCCAAGAGGCCGCCTAACGCTTGGCCAATGCCGCCAATCGAATCCGTGATGCCTTTGATGGTCTGCGGCAACTCGGCCAGCCCTTGCAGTTTGCCCAATACGCCCTCGATCTTGCTGGTATCAATACCAAAAAGATCGCCAATCTTGCCGAGGCCGCCGGAGAGTTTGCCAAAATTGTCGCTTAAATCCGCGGAGAGCGATAATAGATCGGCCATTGGGTCAAGCTGCGCCTGCAACGCCCGCGTTTGTTCCTGGTAGGCGTCTTCGGTCTGCCAGGCGCGTTGCATCCGCCAGACTTCGGTCTGTTGCAATTCGTCCAGCACGACTCCCTGGCCATGGAGGATGTCTAAGGCATCGCCTTCCGCGAAGAGCCGCCGCTTAGCCGCGTCATCTAATTGCTGAAGCCAGCGAATTGATTCTGCGGCTTCCTGACGGCGAGTTTGATACGCCTGCGCCTCCAAACGGTCTTTTTCGACGAGGGCTTGTTTTTCAATTTCGCGGTTGCGCTCCGCGTCCTGCCAGAGTTTTTGCGCGGCATCGGCTCTGGCTTTCTCTGCGCGCTCCATATCCCGTTGTGCGCTTTCCAGTTCTCGGAGTATATCTTTTTCGGCGGAGAGCTTCGCTCTGATGGCGTCCAGATCGTCTTTCTGTGACGCATTGCTCGCGCTGATGGCGTCTTTCTTGCGCTTTAATGCCTCGATTGACGCCTCGATCTCTATACGATCCGAACCATAGACTTGCTTGCTTTGCGCCTCCATCGCCTTGATCTGCGCGGTCATTTCCGCGAAGGTTTGCTTTTTAGCTTCCGCCGCTGCCTGATCTGCTTGCTGTGTGGCTTGATATTCTGTTTCTAGTTGTTTGACCGATGCCCGCACAGCGTCCATCTGCGCCGTCAAATCGCCGGCCGTGACCGCGCTGGTTTGTATGGCCGCAGTCATATCCGGGAATGTGCTTTGACCATAGGCCTCAACGCCAACCGCTTTGATTTCCTCACGCATCGCGGCAAACTGCGCAATTAACGTTTGCGACGGGGATTCATTGGCCGCTATCGCGGTTTGCAAGCCCTGAAAAACTTGCTGATATGAGGCGCGCAACTCGGCATTGGACGCTAATAGATCTAAATTGGCCGTTTTAAAATCTGCGACTTTGGCGGCAAACGCGTCCAGGGTAGTATTGCTTTGCGCAAGCCCCGCCATCTGATCGCCTCCGCCGAAGACCACGAATTTATCTTTTAGCGCGGTAATTTTATCGGCCGCCGCCCGGAATG